GCCTTCTTAATTGATTTGAGAGCCCATGTGTAAGTTGTAGCCACGATAATTCCTCTTACTATAAATTTCCAAGTGATGCTTCATTGCTCATGATTGAGAAAAAAGCAAGTTAGTTCACTGTGCTTCTGTCTAGTTAGTGGTCATCAGTTATTGCCTTCCACTGTCAACAGCACTTGATAATAACGGGTAACACCGCCAGACACGCCGGTCACATTAAAGACAGCCGTTCTGTATTGAGTTTCTGTTTCAAGATAGAATGAAATAATAGCGTTGCTTTGACCACTTGCGATGCTTGCGAAGGCAAAGCTGCTTCCAGTTTTGCTCCATGTCCACACCGCCTGTGCCGAACATTCAATTGATACGCTTGCGCTGAACATTTGTGTGTCTGACAACAGCGCGGGTGCGCCAGCACTAGTCCCGCCATCAGGGGTAAAGGTCACGCTCGACTTACCACGAAGGTTGTCCATCGAAATCGTGCCAGATGCCACACCGGCCAACGTCCGAACCGCCGATTCATTAAGATTGATCGAAGCAGTTGCTGACCGGCCAAGCTCAGTGTTGACCTGCGACATAGATATGGTGGTAGTAGGAAGCGCCATACTACTTCTTCAGCATCTCGACTTCGTGGCGTAGTTCTTTGATGGCTTCGATCAGCAGCGGAATCATGCGCGAGTAATCTACAGTTAAATAATTTTCACCAGTCTTTGACCCTTGGTCGGGTTTATCATGGTCAACATCAAATGCCGCTGGGCGGACAATCTCTGGCAAGTGCTTCTGCACTTCCTGCGCTGACACGCCGAGTTGAGTGCCATTGTTTGCGTAACCAAATGTCTTGGCAAGGTCGTTATCGACGTAACGGAAGCCGTTAAGCGATGAAACAATGTCCAAAGCGTTTTCTATATTGCCTTTGCGCGTCTTCAGCCTGTCATCCGAATAATATGCAGTGACGTTGCCCGTTGCGTAAAGTTCATTACAGAAGATAGAGCGGCGATTGTTGGTGATGTCGCTTTGACCGCCAAAAACAAAGTTGCCGCCAGAGTTCATAAAAATGGTAGCAGCGGCTATTGAACCCCAGTGAAAGTTTACCCTTGGGGAATATGTTGCTGCCGTTTGCGTATTGGCAACCAAACTAACTTCACGCAGTTCAAGGCCACCAAAGCAATTGTTATCACCGCCAGTTGCAACCCGCGAAATATTGATATCGCCTTTAATCCAGCTAACACCATTCGGATTTACATAGGTCGATGTGTCACCGCTGTCGTAATAAGCGTTTCCATAATAGTTATTGACGGAACTAATGTCCCCGCCACCCGCGCTGATGCCACCATAAAGCCAGTTATATCCAGCCGAATAGATGCCGCTTGGATGCCATGATGCAGATCCAGTTCCGCCTACGTTGCCGTTTCCTTGAAGGGAGTAGGACACCATAGCACTGACGTTTGATGTGCTGTTGGGATTGATATAGAAGGCGGTGTTGTTGCTATCGTAGAATATGGGTGCTTGAACATCTGACAGCGATTGAACCGTGCCATCCACAAGCAGACGCACATTAAAGTCACCGCCGCTAGGGCCGCCAACGCCGTGAATACGAAAATCGCCAACTGGCCCTTGGTCGGTATTATTGAAAACCGTTATTGATGGGTAATTATCCCATGCACGGTCATAAGCGCACCGCTGGTTGATATTCTCAAACTTGTAAAGAATGGAATTGCCATTGGGGTTTACGTAATAAAACGTGTCGTTGCTGTCGTAGAATATCGGTGCGCGAGCATCTTGCTGCGCGACAAGAATTCTTCGTGCCGTTAAATCTCCGTTACGGCAATCAATCCAAACAGCGTTTTCGCCGTTGGGGACAAGCTGCCCCGAAATGGTTGGGCCAAACCCGATACCAAACCACGATTGGATTTTTAGGTTAGCTGTGGTGCTGTTTGCTCCGTCCCCGCTAGTGCCTATAATATATGTGCTTCCCGCACCGTTAAAATTGACGCCGTTGTTTTGCGCTACACTTACGGTGTTAAGGATAGATGTGCCGTCAGGATTAACAAAATAAGCGGTATTTGTGCCTTTATAGAAAAGCGATGCCCTGATTGCCTTGTTGCCACCACTAGTGCCGATACGGACTTCACTGCCGCGAACGTAGCAAAGTTCCAAAGCGTCAGCGTCAACACCAGAGTTTACGGTGTCGAAGAACCCATTATTGCCGACGATGCCGTAGTCCGTGTTGGACGCGCTATACAGGGCCGTGTAGTTGATTTGGTTTATGCGCGAGGTGCTGGCAGCGTCAAGGTAATAGCCAGTATCGTCGCTGTCGTAGAAGACAGGTGCGCGGAATGATCCAGCGACCCAGTTATTTCCAGACCCATCCAGAACCCAACGGTTCGCAGCGGCAGACCATCCGCCAATGCGGAGGTGGTTATCGGGGTCAAGCCCCATGTTGATAGCGTAGGCACCGGCACGGTGGAACGACATCATTGCAGTGCCACCGTCATTAGAATACACCTGTAGCGGTGCGTTAGCTACCGCGCCACTATAAACACCACTACCAAACTGGGATTGGTAATAGGCTAACCCAGTAATGAAGGTGTAAATGTTAGACTGAGCACCACTGGCAAAATTCCAATAATACGCAGTGTCGGTGGTATCATAGAAAATTGGCGCACGGATGCTGGTGTTAGCTTGGAAAACGGAGCCGCCAGCTTCGCTTGGATTATATACCTGTAAAAACCCGTTCGCGTCCAAACCGATATGACGAGTGGCTACGTTTTCGTAATGCCATGTCATTAACGGAATTGCGCCATTTGCCCTAACTTCTAAAACTTGCGAAACACCGGTTAAACCACTCGTATTCCCGCCAAATGTTCCTGTTGAATTAGCGCCGTATGTTCCTACGCTAGACCAAATATAATTTGTTCTTGAGGTGCTGTTGGGGTCAACGTAATAAGCAGTGTTTTCACTGTCGTAAAATATAGGTGCGCGGAAAGATCCGTCGGAACCCGCCCAATTTGCGCCACGGCTAATGTAGATTGCGCGTGTGTCTGTGGTTGAGTTATTTCGAGTACCAAGTTCAAGAGAGTCACCAGCGGTGTATTTTATGAAACCGCCGTAAGTGTCACTTGCGCCTTCACGGAAACGCAAAGCCTTGTCAGCGCCCCATGTGGTGTCGTTGATATGAATGTCACCAGCGAACACTGCTGAAGTGCCGGATGAATTTGGATTAATGTAATAAGCAGTGTCGTTGCTGTCGTAGAAAATAGCCGCACGGAAATCATTGGCTACGACATAGTTTCCCGTGTTTATCCGCAACGCTGCTGTCGCAGAGCCGTTGGTTATGTCGGCGCTGTTGCCGTTAACCCAGAACACCATGCCACTCTGAGCTTCAGAGTAATCGACACCAATGCCTGAATACTTAGCGTTATAGGAGTTCATCACAATGACAGGGAAATTGGACGCAAGGTATAGCGCCCTGTTCCATCCGCCCGACATCGTAGTGCCGCCGTTAATCTGGACTTGCCCTATTAGGTTTGAACCACTCGCGGGATCAACGTAGTAAGCAGTGTTGTCAGTGTCGTAGAAGATAGGTGCGCGGAACGAACCTGCCGCCGTAGCGTAAGCCGTGAAATTGGCAACGCCATCAGTCATCTGCATAACGTTTAGGTAGCTGTTATTTGCGCTATTCGGCGTGATGAAGTTGACGCCGTTCTTGAACATCACCTCAACGCCGGAGCCAGCACCATTGAAGCTGCCGCTTGCGTTGGCAACTGGGTCAACACCTATGCAAACCGTGGTGTAGGCTTGGTTGCCCAAGATCATCGTGCGGTACGCGGACGAGTAACCGAAGGTGGACGGATATGCCACGGAAATGTCCGTACCAGACGAGTTCCGCAAGAACATTTCACTGTTGTGCGTTACACCAAGACGCTTGCCCCACGACGAACCGCCGTAGCTCCAAAGTGCGGCGTTGTTGTTCTCGTCAAGCTGCCAGTTCCACGCACGGGTGTTACCGGCGTCCGCAAAATAAATCTGGCTTTTGATGCTTGCAGATGGGGTGGCAAACGAACGGAACCCGTCACCACCGCGTGTCTGGATCGTGTTGAACTCAGATGTACCGGCCATATTGGCGTAGAAAGCAGTGTTGTTGGTGTCGTAGAAGACCGGCGCACGGAAATCGACGAACGCCGTTACGCTACCAGTGCCATCAATACGCAGACGCTCTGTAGTGCTTTCAAAAAGGCGGCAACCACCTGTGGCACCCCATCTAATTAATGCACCGTAGCTGTTGTCATCTGGTGTCATGATGCGCGATTGGTCGCCGCGCCATGCTATGCCATATCCAGCTTGGACTGTGACGTTTGCTGAAGTTACATCAACTCCGCCCTCTACATTAAGCTTTCCAATACCAGATGCGCTAGTGCGGTTTATCAGGACGTTGCCTGATGTGTCGACACGCATGAGTTCTGCACGCGATCCACCAGACGGGGTGTAATAAACACCGAAGCCGCTTGATGGTGTGCTGCCGCTGCGAATGTTGCCAAGCGAGAACACGTTGCCATACCAATCAAAGTTCAGCAGCTTAGTTGGTTGGTCGGCGGTATACGAGGGAGCTGTTGCGTATATCGAGTTGCTCTCTGTGGCAGAGGCAAGCGTTACCGTTCCAGTGTTAGAAATGTTTGTCGCAGTAGCTGCGTTGCCACTGATTGAACCAGCCGAAGTGATGTAGCCAGCAGGGTTAGTGGCGTTGTAAGGCGTGTAGCCAAGGGCAGTAGTCACCTGACCAGACGTAATACCAGTAAGAACTCCCGCACCGTTAAGGGTTAAACCACCAGCGGCTGAAATGTTTAATTGGCTTCCCGATGCCTGTAGGCGCACATCAAAATCTTCAGCCGTGCTGTCTTTGAAGTCGATGTAAGCGCCGCCAGCGCCGCGAGTTAGCTCTATCGCACCGTCACTTCCCAAGATAGCTTGGTTGGCCCCGCTGTTTACCGTAATTGGCCCTGTAAACGTATCACCAGCCCTGTTTGCTGGCGTGTAACCAAGTGCCGTGGTGACGTTGCCGCTGGTGATACCAGTGATGTATCCGGCTGGGTTCGTTGCGTTGTATGGGGTGAAGCCAAGCGCCGTAGCAATCGACTTCTTTTCCCACAGGCTTGTCGATGTGTTGTAAAACAGGCCATCGTTGTTGGCTGGATTTTGCGCCGATACATCGTGCAACTCATCCATCTCATAGCCGTTTTGCACTTTGACAAACAGCTTGCCCTGTGACGGGTGAGCATGTTCCACAACAGCGACATAGACTAGATGTTGCGGGGCATAAGGCTTTGTTGCTGTCAGTGTTCCAGCAGTTGTGGGGCTTAGATAAAGTTGCTGACCATCTGTGTATGCAGAAGTGTCAATGTTAGTGATTGTGCCAATCAGCGTTACGTTGCCATTGGAATTGTTGGCAATGTTGTCCGTGACCAAGCCTAGTGTCTGCGCTGACGTTGGATCGCTTGATGCGACTGCCTTGCTAACAGTGGAAAGTTGACCAGTGGCCCCACTGATATAGACGGCAGTGCCTTTTGCAAGCGTTGCGCCAGTGGTATTGCGGATGGGCAAAACAACATTGGATGTTGATCCAGCGACGCCAACAGATAGGTCGATGTTTGTCGTTCCAGTTACGACAACAGAGCCATCAGCCGATGCTATGGTCGGCTTACCGGTAAGATCGGCATACGCGCCAGTAGTTGCTACGGTCGCCAGCGACGAGGTATTAGCCTTCGTCCCCAGCTCCGTATTCAGATTCGTGAAGTTTGCATCAACTTCATTGTTGGTAAGAGGCGAGCCTTTTCCGGACCGCGTAACAATAGTTGCCATCTTTAACTCGCCTCAAAAAAATTACGCAGCGCCGATGGTCACAGTCCAAGTGATCGACATTGTGTCTGCCGCTTCTTTGTTTACAACGCCGAAGACGGTACGGCAAAGCATGGTGCCAGCCGTTGATGCATTGAAGAGACCAGCTTCTGTAACAGCGCCAGTGCCGACACCAGCGCCAAACGTAGCGACAAATGCAACGGCATTGTTGGTGGCTGTGGTTGAGGTCAAGGCAACACGACCAAGCTCAGTACCAAGGGCAGTATTACCGCTTGCTGCTGGAGCAGTGCCAGATCCAACAGCCATGTGCGACATTACAGTAGCACTGGCATCGCGGATGCGGCTTGCGATGAAGTTCAGACCAACGCTGACAACCAAGTTGTCTACGGTCTGCTCATCTTTGATCATGCCATCAGGACCGATGACTTGGATATTCAGTCGGCCAGTGGCCTTGATCATTTCGTTCGTGTTCATTTTTAACCTCAGAATGTTCTTGTAGCGCCCACGTAATCCTCCATGAAGTAATTGATATCGCAGTACCCTTGGCTTTTAACAAAGCCAGAGTCCGATGTCACCGCCTGATCTGCACGAGATTTACCAAATAATTTTTCCGGTACATCCGATGCATAAGCTGCATCGCTATACACCCTAGAGTAGCTCGATACAATCGAGATGATGTCGGCGGAAAAAGCTGTTTCAGCAAGCGATTTAAAGAACTGTATTGTCTGATCATCATCAGCAGAAGCGCCGTTAACGTCGTCTGTCGCGTAAGCCAGATCCGATATAACTTTGCCAAAGGAGCGCGTGCGGACATCGCTCGCCTCCACAGCATCTAAAGCCGACTTTGAGAAAAGCTTTTCCGCGAGATCGGCTGCAAGACCGGCGTCGATTAAAGACTTTTCTAAATCAATTATTTTTGAGTCGACTGTTGTAACAACGTCGTTAAGATTTTTTCCTGCCGTTCGTACACTGGTGTCAGTAGCAGACGCTTGGTCGACCCGTTCCTTCTGGAACGATGTGCTTGTGAAGTCCGTCGTGGCGGCAAGATCACTTAGACCCCTACCGAATGTCTTTGCGGCAAGGTCTATGGCACGCGGAGATTCAGACAAGGTCCGCGAGAACGCCATCGTCTTCAGCAGGACGTCCGTTGCGGAAACCGGCTCACTACTCGCTTTCCCAAGCGATTTGATTGAGATATCGGATGCAGACAGGACTTCGGTCCGGATCTTGCTGGACGTCTTTCTTGCAGCATCTGCGCCAGCTACAGCGTCAACCAGTACCTTACCTGCTTGGCGAGACATGGCATCGCTGGCCGTAGCCTGATCGCTTCGCGTCGTGCTGAATGCTTTCTGTGCGGCGTCACTAGCTGACGCACCATCCGACAAACTCTTGCCAAATAAGCGCAGTACTTGATCAAGAGCCTGCGTTGCATCAGTGAAGACGCGAAAGACAAGCCAATCACCAAGCTGAGCAATGGCTTTTATGTCGATGTATGACAGGCGTGAAGCAAGACGCACGTATGCGTTTTGCGTCGCTAGGGTCACGTACTTACTTGCAGACGCTAGTAGTTTGTAGCGGGTCTCTGCTTTGAGCTCAGCTTGCTCAGTAGCGGCTGACAGCTCTGCGTACTTGAGCTTCGCCGCCATCCGGACAACATCAACACTTTCAGTTTCACCGGCATCTGCCATTGGTTACTCCTTAAGAAAACTGTTCGCGAACCTGAAGTTTAATCAGCTCGTATACAGTCTGTATGCCGCCAGTGCCGGAGGTGTATTCGATCTCGCCTTCAAATACGCCAGCCGTATCGAGCGTAGATGCATCGAACAAAAACACTACCTCACCAATCAGTGGGTTTGTGTTGTTGCCGATGAGTGTTGACTTGACTGAGGTGCCGCCCACCTCGCGTATGCGCAGGCGAACAGTGCTGCCGGTAAGGTTAACCAGCGCCCAAGTGGACTGATCCTCTGGGTCCAGCACTTTGCCAGCAGCCGCCTCATTGCGATCACGCACAGTGACCTTGAGCTGTGGCAGTGTGTCGCCCTGAACGAGGTATATGGTCTCTGAATACGCCATTAGATGAACTCTCTTGCTTTAACCGTAAGTGCAGCGCCACTGTGGCCGTACTTGGCCTGACGCATAGCTGCAGCAACGCCGCGCTCGTAAAGCTGTCTGTTAGCGCCAGCAGCGCCACCATCCATCCAAGGCTGTCCAGACATCATCTGCAGGCGGAACAGAGCTCCAGCCACCAGCGTTTCACGATGCTCGAGACCAATGGTGTCCGGAATCGTCGTTGAGGACTGTGTGGGCTTCAGCGTGTACAAAACCTTGAGGCTCTCCCGTCCTTCTGGCCTTGGACCAATTAAGACGTTACGGTTGTCGTATTGCGAAAAGTACGTTGCTGGACCGAAATCAGACAGCTCGATCTTCATGAAGGCGTCTTCATAAGGAACAGCCTCCAGCGGTCGACCGTCACGCAGGATCGACTTCACATGATTAGGCTCAGTGCCAGTGGGCGCGTCGAGCTCGTAGTCCGTCAGACCCCTTGTCACAGTTAGCGTCTGAGGCTCTGCACGATATAGATCTGTGCGTGCGCAGAAGTCTATGCAGGTGTCTCTGATAGCCCTCTCAGCGGTGAACTCAGGGCAGGACGGAGCCTCGCTCAGGACGTAGACGAAGAGGTCGCTGTACTTCACTGAGCGGTACGCCGTGGTTTCTGCGCTTCCATGCTTTCAAGTAAGCCGCCATCTGCCTGCGACTTGATACCAAGAGACGTCGTGAACGCCTGATAGTACACAGCGGCGCGGTTGAGGTTAGCGAACTCGCTGTCCTTCTGGTAAGCGCGGTACATCATGTAATCCATCAGCGCGTTTGCGTAGATGTCGTCGATGCCGATCACTTGCGTGTCAGTCGTGTAGTTCGAAACAACGATATCAACCGGTGCCATCGCGTAGATGATATCGATAGGGTGAGCCGCAGCAGGCTTGGGGAAGACGTAGAAGTTCTTCGGGTCTAGCGCGTCGTAGACGTAGTGCTTTACGCCGTCACTACCTACTGCAGTTTCGTACCAAGTTGGAAGCTGGACATCGAGAATGCTGCGGTCAACCTTAGTGATTGCTCGACCGGCAGTGTTTCGAAGCACACTTATGAGGCGAAGTCCGTCTGCAGGCAGTGTCTGCTTAGCAGAGTTAGCACATGTAAACGAAGCGTTAACCGACTTCGCGTCTGGGCGAAACAGCACGACCTGCCGCTGTGCATCATTAAGGTAGTTCAGCAACTCACTCTGAGTCCAACGAACATACGTTGGATCTTGGAGTGTGATGCTAACCCGATTGATTAGATCAACAGCTTTGGTCGTCGCCATTTAGTTTATTCCCACTCAATAACTTCAAGATCTGGATTGCCCTTATATAGAGGACTCCAGAACCATTCCACACCCGTTTTCAAATGGCGCACGATTTTTGGTTTGCGCTCAGCTTTGACTTTAGCTTCAACAACCTTGCCCTTGTTATTTACGAGCGTTTTAACGTGCTCAACAAGATCCTCAATACGGCGACGCTTGTCGAGCTCTACGGCAAACTTGTCTCGTGCGTAGATGTCGAGCTCGTCTTTGCTCATGTCTTCAATAGCTTTTTCCACGGTGTACCTCGTTCTCTGCAGAGTAGAGGGCGGTATCTGCTCCGCCCTCACCTATGAAGAGAGGGGCGAGGTTTCCCCCGCCCCAATCCTATTAGGCAGTCGTCTTGAGCTTCATGGTGACGAGGGCGTTAGGAACAACGACCTTGTAACCGTAAACCTTCAGACCGCGAATGCCGTCGCCGAACGTGTCGGTCAAGCGAACTGTTTCAGTCTTCACGAACT